TGATTAAGTATATTATTAATCTCAGATTCTATTTGTGGTAATGCCTTTGTAATTAAATGGTATGGCACTCCATCTCTGTTAACAGCTTTTTGATAATATTCGTATCCAGAATATTGTTGTTCTAATTCTTTTAGTCTATCAATGCCTCCTTGTGCATCACTCCTTGTTTTTTCTGCCATTTTCAATTTGCCAGACAGAGTTAATAACTTAGAATCTAATTGGACTAATTCGGAACTAACTGTTGATATCTCGTCTCTAACTTCTTGTATTTCTAAATCTTTCGTCTTATTATATTCTTGATTATCTAATTGTCTTAATGATTTTTTTAATTCTGCTTTACTGGTTTTGATATCATCGCGGCATTTATGAATCTTCCATTTGAATTGTTCAAGTTCTGATTCTTGTAATATTAATGTTGAATTAGCTTCGTTACGGCCATTCATTAAATTATCATAAAATTCTAACTTCTCATTAGGCTTTTCTGCTACTATCTCATCAATATTATTACCAACATGTTTTATATCAAATTCTATAACCTGTTCTTCATCTATCAATTTAGGCAATAAGTCTGCAACTTGTTTTGTTTCTTGCAACCATGGATTAGCCATGCAATAACTACAATCTTCATCCCATTCATGTTTATCTAATTTAGATACCATTTTTTGAGCATGTTGTATTTTAAGTGATTTTACTTTCAAATCATTTACTAATTGCAATACTTGTGATTCATACTCTACCTTTAATGTCAACTGTTCTTTTAATCCATCAACATCAATTTTATTAAGTGTTTGATTCGTTTCTTTAATAAGTTTCTTCTGTTCACGAATTATTTCTTTTTGAGTATCTCTATCCGAAATAACTTCTATCAACTCATCTTCCATCCTTTCGATGTCTAATTCAATATCTTCTGGACTTCTTAATGTATCATCAACCTTTTTTAATTCTTTGGTCATAGTAAAAATAATATCGTTAAGATTTGTCTTCATTTCTTCATGTTCGGACTTATCTAATTTCATTTGTTCGTATGAACCAGTGTATTGAGTAATTACATCATTCGCTGCTGCCAAGTCGGTTGAAAAATCTTTTCTCTTATATTCTCTAATTAATGCAGCCGTCTCTCTAATATCTTCATGTCCTATACTATATAATTGTTCAAATATATCAATATCTAAAAACTGCGATAGTAGTTCTTTTCTTTCTCTTTGACTCTTATCAATAAATCCGGTATTATTATTTTGTAATGATAATGCAGTTAAGACAAAGTCATCATATGATCCTAAATATTGTTGAATTATTTTATTTGTAGAATCTCTTTGATCACCATTTAAGTTTTCTTCGTTACCAGATGCATCAACTCTCCAAAAATTAACATTTACTTTAACATGTCCATTGCCATGTTTTTTAGCTTTACGTTCAATAAAGTAAGTATATTTGCCTAATTCAAATTCAAATTTACAATGAAAGTTAGACTTTTTATTATTTAATACATGTTTAGCTTTTTTAGTTCGACTACATCTATCAAAGCATGCAAATGATAATGCATCTAACAATGTTGATTTGCCAGATGCATTAGGAGCAAATAATCCATACAACCCATGCATATTTGTAAAATCAATAATATTATTTGATCCATAACTAAACATGTTTGAAAATTCAAATGTCTTTGGCGTCCATGTAATATTTCTAGTTAATGTACTTGTTGGTAATTTACTATGAACTGTTCTATTAATATGCCTTACAGTATCTAATAATTCATCATCTAATGCATATTCATCTGATAGATATTCTGAAATAACTTTATTCTGCCACTCCACATCTCGTATATTTCCAAAGTTAATTTTCTTTTTCGAATCCGTTGTATTTAATGCATTTATTTTCTGAATTGATATATCTTGTACTTTGTACTGAGATTTTATTTTTGCGACAATCTCTTTCAATGTAGCAGAATCTGTATCTTTTACTTTTAATCTTAGTCTAGGACGTACTGGAATCTTATCACTAGGATTTGTAATCTTGCCATTATCGATCTGATATGTATAATATCCATAATCATTTGGTATATCGACAAACTCACATTTCTTAGTATCTAGATCCCATACCATAATTCCATGTCCCAATGCTTCGCCATGATTTTGTTGGATCAATGAACCTGCATATGCAATTGTCTTTTCATCATCTAGATATTGTGGCTTATGTATATCACCTAATAACACTAAATCATGTCCTTCGAACATTTTTGTTGTAACATGAGTATTACTAAGAGTGAATCCTGCATCCGTCGAAGCATTATGTACCGACCCATGATGTAATGCTATTTTATAATCTCCCTCAAAACTATCAGCTCTTATATAATCAACTGGCTTATCGAACACAGATAATACGTTAAAGTGTACTCCTGATATATAATATATACCATTGTCTTTAAGATAGTGTAGGCTTGGATGATTTAAGGCTTTAACGATCGGACTAAGGGCATCTAGTCGATAACTATTATTTAAGTTGCAATCATGATTACCAGTAATTATCAATGTAGGTGCTAAATCTGCTAACTTTTTAAAGAAATCAGATACAACTGCTACTAGCTCTGGTGACATATCTGTTTTAGCATGTACAATATCTCCGGCTACATATATTACAGAATTATCTGTCTTTGTTTTCTTAATATAAGAATATAGCCTTTTGAATACTAACTGATATTCTTTATGTCGTTTTACATTTCTAACATGTACATCTGCTATATGATAAATCTTATCTATCTTTTCAATTCCAATATCTATAGTGCGCATAAAATCTTTTGTTCCATTAATTCTGTTTCATTCATTATATGTGTTTCATGTAACACATTTGTTATTTTTTCAAATCCTAATTCGCTAGGATCTTTTCCTGTTATATCTACGAAGAATACATTCAATCCATTTGACATAAAATACTCGGCCGTTTCTAATGCTTGTTTTCTAGCATCTAAATCTAAACATATGTAAATGTCTTTAACTCCTTTTTCAACAATTCTTTTTTTCAATGTATTTGATATTGTCTTTCCAAATAAAGGAATACAATTACGTTTAATAGCAATTGCATCAAATGCTCCTTCTACTAATATAATAGGCATCTTCCAGTTAATATGTAATTCAAATCCAACAATATCTTTTGATGCCGGAGGATTTTTATGTTTATATTTATCTTCGGCATAATATGCGCGTGCTACAAAATAATTTAAACTACCATTTGCGTCATAACTAGGAATAATTATTTTACCCTTATATGAACCTTTTCTACAATAACCAATTCTATATTTTAATATATCATGTATAGTAATATTACGTCCTTTAAGATAATGAATAGCATTTCTATACTCCGGACTCATTTCTTGCAATTCCCATAATGGCCTATATCCTTCAGGTAATTGTAATACCGGAGTATCTGTAGTTGTCTTTGTTGGACGCCATTCTACATCATCTAATAACTCTACTAGTTTGGCTATCTTTTCTCGTTGAACATTTAGTTTACGAAATAATATAGGAAGTTTCCTGCCAGCCGCATTACATACCCAGCAATGCCAATATTGAGTTACAATATTAACTTCCATCTTCTTTTTATTATGATGACAGAATGGACAATGGAATGCAATATTATCATTAGAGTTTATCTTCCCACGACCCATTACAGTTTCAAGAAGACTTATGATAGAGAATTTGCTCATTTGCTCATTTATTAGTTATACTTATTTCATTATCATTTTCAATACTTTCAATAATAATGTTTTTATTAAATAAATTCAATAAAAAATTTTATTAATATGAATATATTAAAAATATCTCGTAAGATCAACCTTTTGACGAGCTTTTTTTCTCCTTAAGCCAACTCTCCGGAATAACCTTCTCTGCCCATGGTATATCATGTTTATCACAATACATTGCATAAGTAGTTTTTGATCCTTTCCTTATTTTTGTTTTGGAAGATTGAAATACCATTCTAATATCTAATTCTGGATGTTGTTTTTTTATAAGTAAATGTTTCTTCCTATCTTCAAGAACCCATCTGCCTTTTGTTTCAACTAAGATACCATTAGGTAGTGTAAAGTCAATTGTATATGTATGTTGAGTTTCTGGTTTAATATAATCTATAACCGTAGTTTCATACTTAAATTTAATTTTATTTTCTTTAAGTTGATCTGATACTTTATGTTCAAACCCGCTTCTATAACCATGTTTAATTGCGTTTGCACGTAATTTGGATTTTGATCTCCACGCCATAACTTATTCCTCTATTTTATATAAATATTAGTAGTCCCAACGAACAATGAAGTTCATGTCAATATCTGGGTTTTTTTGAATAGGTTGAGCTAACTTTGCTGTTGCTAACATTTCTGCTTTATCGTTATATAAACCAATTGATGTAATATAAGGTTTTAATGTTCCGGATACAAATAATCCTTTGCGTAATTCCCCGGGTGGTAATGTTGTTTGATTTGCATCACAAATATCCCCATCTGTTACGGGTCTATAAGTTGAAGTAGGATTCATTGTAACATTGAATTGATCTTTTGGTACACGAACCAAACACTCATTTTCATAAATAGTATGAGTACCACGATACTTAACGTCCCAGGTATTACCAAATATACCCGAACCTGAATTATATTTAGGCAATGGAGAAGATGCAACTACTTGGCCATTTTTGTGGAATACATTGCCTACCACGTTAGTTTGATAACATGAGGCTGATAGATAATGATTGTTTCCTAAGGATGCAATTGCCTGATCATTAACAGCATAATCATACATTCTTATTTCTGCTATATGAAATTCAATACCATCTTGCCTCTCATTATTAACATTACCTATTACAACATCAGCTATATTAGATGTAAAATCTGGCAATGTTCCTGTTGTTCCTCCAGATCCAGTTACTCCATTTGCAAAAATTTCTAATTTGGATGCAGAATTTCTAACACATATATGTTGCCAATCTGTACTAGTAATCGGTACTTCGCCGGTAGATACTAATGTTGCTTTCTTTCCATCACATGCTATAAAATTATATGTAAGTCCGCCAGGTTCAACTTCATTAGCTACAATATGCATAGGAGTACGTATATTGTTACTTTCAAAGTTTGCAGCTGTCATCAATGGTGAACTAGCACCTTGAGTCGGATTGTTATTCACAGTACGTAATTTACGTTTACCATCAACACTATCTAAAAACGTTTCTTCTTTTACTCCCCATTTAGATAATATTGTATGTTCATCTGCACTATTATATTTATGCCAAAATGATACCGTCCAATCATCACAACGACCAAATCTATCAAATTTATCATTATGCGGTATTCTTATATTATGTCCTAATGTATTATCAAACTTAGCAGCTAAACCGGATGGCGTTGCTGAGACAGCACTACTAGTAACTTCAATTCCACTTACAACCGTTACTGAATTGTTTATTATTGTAGTCTTGTCTACTTTGTTTAATTTGTAAGTTATGCCTTTTGATAATATTCCTAATTCATCATAGTCATTAAACTTTTTGTATAAGTCATTAAACGACATGTAAAAGAAATTTCTGCTACTAGATGCAAATGTAGTTGTATCTATTATAGGGTCAATTAAATTTCCATTTCCATCATCATGTAGATTAATTGTTAATCCGCCTATTGAAGATGTAACTTTAAATGTTCCATGTTTTATTTTTTCGCCTACCTGTCCATATGGAGCTGTAAATAATGATGCCGAATGCCATAACGATCGTTGTTGAGTATCAATACTTAAAAAATCTGCAGATTCAGCTGGATTATGATTACGATAATACTTATGATTAATTGCATTCCAAATAACATGTTGATTTGTATTATCATCTGAATTGATTGGAAATGTTCTTTCTCCTACACCCTGTCCCGTTTCTCCGTCAATATGAGGAACATGTTTACGATAAATTGCATTATGTCGAAAATAACCGTCGTTGTTAGAAAATGTGCTAGATAAAACTTTATAATGTTTATAAGTCTTTACTGGCCTTTGTTGAAAATCATTTGCCCTGATTGGCTGAAATACTGACGGTATAATTGGCATATCATCTTACTAATTTAATTTAGAAGTCTAATTTAACCTTAATAAGAGCTTCTCTTGTATAATTTTTCAATAATGGTTGAGATAGTTTTGCTGTTGCTAATAACTCTCTCCTGTCATTATATAATCCTACTGTTGTTATATATACTTGTGGATCTTGTATCATTGAATTGAAGAATAACTCTCCTAACGATCCTGTTACAAATGATGGATTATTTGAATAATTATATTCTGCATTCTTAACTCTTACAAAATAATATGTTGATTTAACTTGTTCAGAAGATCTTGCTTGAATACCACCATTTACTCCTGCAGGTGTCAATGCATTAGACCCAGATATAGACTTAAATAATTTTACTGTATTATCGCCTTGTACTCCCGAACCTGTTACAGAATTAAAGTTAACGCCTCCTAATGATATGTCTTTATTTAATTGTTCGCCGTTTAATATTGCAACACCATGTTGTGGATATACTAATCCATAATATACTGGACTTGTTGAATTATAAATAGTAGTTCCTTCATCAATTGATCCAGAAACTAAATTATATACTAAACCACCTTCTCCTACAGTTGCAGATGATAATGACGAATCATCAATTATTTGAATGAAATTACTTGTTCCTGATAATTTAACATTAGAACCAGTATGTGCATTATTTGCAAAACCATTAACTATACCACCTGGTGCAGATCCTGATAGTTGTGCTAATGATAATTCAAAATTACCTGGATCTAATTTTTCTCTTATTCTAGCTCTATTAAAGTTTAACACATATATTTCGTTTGTATCTGTGCCGTTAATTGTAAACTTTTTATCATTAGGGGCAAGTAATAATTGTGCATATTGTTTATAAATTGCTCTAGATGGAGTATCATTATTTAAGTTTCCTGTCAAATCTTTTGAACCCGATCCATTAAAGTGGCCATATGCCATAGACAATTCTGAATTGGCATTATTATTTGTTGCAGGATCTCCCGTTGAAAATATTTCTTGTATATATGTTTTTTGAGTTGCTGTCAAATTCGATGAAGTAAACATAGAAGTTAAACTTCCAGTATTACCTGCAAACAATCCTCTTGTAACAGTTTCTATATTGTTAGGCAATACATCATCAGTAGGATCAAAGTTAGTATAAATACGTCCCAATCTTTGACGTGCCTTTGCCTGCTCACGTTCTCTAATAATCTGATCAGCTAATTGTCTAGCTAAACTTTCAACTTGAGATGTTGCAGAAACCGGATTTCTTCTTCTAAATGCTACCGGTCCTCTTCTACTTACTCTTCTGTTATATATTGCCATTTTTATTTCCCTTTATTATGCAACTGGTCCTACTGACGCCGCTGTTGCAATTTCAACTTTTTTAATCGTTAATGTCACAGATGCTCTACCACCAGTTTCATTACCAATAAACAATATTGTAACTTGTTTATCAGCATTTAATAATTCTTTAGCGGTAATTTCAAATTGAGTTCCTGATACTGTAATTGATTGTGCAGCTTCCGAATCACCTATAAATTGTGGAACTGATGCTGCTGAATTTCTAGCTCCTCTTGTTGCAACAATATCGGCACAATCTGAATCAGATAAAATTGCTGTATATCCAAAACTTCTATTACCGCCGCCAAAGTTAACTGTTGATGGAGTTATTACTGTACTCTCATTTGCATTTAACTCAATATTGGTTTGTGCAACTCTTACAACAGGTATACGTGCAGTCCCTTTTGGTAAAGTAACTAATTTATATTTTAACATTTGTGTTTCGTCTGCTAATGCTTCAACAACAGGCATATTTTCGATAGCCGCGCCATAATACGCAGTTCCTAGCGGATGTTCTGGATTATATAGATCATAATCGATTTCATCATCTGCTAATGCAAATTGTTTAATTTTAAATTCGTCTCTACCTCTTGCTAAAAGTTCTCTTCCTTTTTTAGTAAGGATTGCATCGACCGTGATTGTTGAGTTATTTAAGTATCCCATTGTTATTCCCTATCTTTTTAATAAATATGCTTATGCATAAGTTTATCTAACTTCTAAATTACCTGGATTTGTTACATTTGGTTGATTATTAAAGATTAATGTATTTGGATTGGTTTCGAATATTTCTACTACCGCCTTTTGCCCAAGTGCATTAATAGTAGAAGGGAGATTGATTCCAGGCCCTGATATTCTACATCCCTCATACTTTAAATTTTCTGTTGCTTGGATAAAATCATCCATATATCCAGTTTCGTCTAAACTTCTTGAGTAGTTATATTTGCTAGGTATTCCTTGACCTAAAGATCTACTAACTTCAGATAAAAGATTTCTAGCTCTTTTATTTAACAAAATGCTTCCGGAGTAATGTAATACATCTAGCTTGAATATTGAACTAGGCCTTTGTTCTAATATAACACTTCCGGTTGGTGAATATGTTAAAGGAGATAAAGTACCAGTTATTTCCATTGGTAAATTTAAAGCTACTGCTTCGGTATAATTTGTTTGATATGGA